GGTAGCACTGTATGGGTCAATATGCCTACGCCTGTTCCGTCTACCAGAACTACATTGCCTGTAGCAGCGGTGGTGACTGTACATATTAGTCTGTGGATGTAGTCACCGATTGCGCCTGTGCCGCCTAAGACTTGTGCTGTTTGACTGACTGCAACGTGTTCGGATTGGTATCTAAATGGTGATTGTATGCTCATATTCTGCCTCTCTTAGGTTGATTTGCTTGCGCCCACACATCGTTAAGTGTTGCTGTGTTTTGCTCTCCTACCATCAGCGGTTTAGCCGCATCAGGCTGTCTGACTCGTGGCTCTGACCGCCATGCTATTGATAACATTCGGAAAGCGTCTGCCGGATGAGAACACCAGTCATGTCGTGGTGTCTGCCGAAACGCCTTCTTGTCCTCATCGTACTCTCTTTGATACTGACGTAAAGCCTCGATACCCTCACTGCACTTGTCTGCATCAAACCAGCACTGTGGCAAGACTTTACGAACAGCCTGTATACCGTCTTGTACGCTTAAATCTGGCACGATAGCTAGACTGTTGATGCCAAAGTGTACCGCTAATTGCTCGATTACACTCTTACCAGCAGCCGCCAGAGTCTTAGCTCGTGCATCATGCGGCAGGTGGTGCTTACCGAAATTATACGGCCTTGACAGGATATTTGCAGCAATTTCATCAATATTTGCACCAGAAACAGCGTAATAATCAATTATATGTACTTCATCGCGAATTACTTGATAGAACCAGACTGCTGTGTCATCCCTATAACCAAGATCGTATGCAAGATGAACAGGCACGTTGTTGTCATAGGCTACTCTAGTGACGCGCCCTTGCTCTGTAGCCTCCCTCATCTCCGTACCGTAGTAAGCTCCTAGAATGCTTGCCTCGAATGAGCATTCCATCTCTTGTAGATATTGATCTTCTGATAGCTGTGCTTTGGCGGCATTCAGCTCTCCTTCTGGCAATAACTTACTGTCAGATGCCTTGAGTGCCATGCAAAACCACTCACTAGGTATTCTCTGAGCCGTTTTGTAGATATCCCAGAACTGGTTTTTACCCTTCGGAGTGCCAGCAAATACACACCAACCCTGCCTGTCTGACAGCGCAGGACGTATTACCGACCCCCACACGCTGGGCCTGAAATCACCGTACTCATCTAGGAAACAGCCATCGAAGCCCAGTCCGCGCATCGCATCGGCATTATCAGCGCCAAAGATGCTTATCTTTGCTCCATTGAGCAAAGTAATAAATAATTCGGCCTCGTTAGCTGATTTCATAATAGGACGAGCGTAGTGCTTTAAGTATTGCCAAGCTACAGATTTTCCCTGTGATCTATAGGGCGTGACGTAGGCAAAGTGAGGCCACGGACTCTGGCATTCTGCCGCAGCACGAATTAAATCGTTGGTCGCTGCGACCGTTTTCCCTGCGCGCCTGTGAGCAATTAGACAAGCCCATCTCTGGGTGCGATTGTGGAACGGCATGAAAGCCAGCCGGGGCTGGTAGTCCATTTCTATTTCGGTGCTTTCCATTTTATCGTTATTTCTACTGGCCCATCATTCTTGCCTGTGAGTTCTGTGCGGCTCAATTTTGGTACATGGTACTCAATCATGTCTGTATAGCATCGGAATGCCATCAGTGGCCCATTCTCTGCTGCTATCGCATCTAGCCAGATCTGCACTCTGTGAGCGTTACCATCAACGAACCGGGCAATGGCCTCTCGAGCGGCTACTGTAGACTTATTTGCCAGCCCTTTTGGTCTACCCGGGCCGGGCGGTCTACCAGTTTTACTTGCTTTTTTAATGACTATCATATATCTCGCTTCTCGTTGAGTCGTATCGCTGGTAACTTGGCTGCATCTATTACATCTTCCATGTACTTTAGAGCGTCTAATCTTGTCATACCTTGAATGATTGCCGGGAAGCTACTTACTGGCGCTCCTGTTCCATCGCAGACTATCTCGTGCATTGCGTAGCCGTTATGTGTCTTGACCATGCGTATCATGCTAGGAATTTCAGCTTGTAGATGGTGCTGTCGATTAGCTGTGCTATCTCATCTATTATGTTCTGTAGCTCTGAGTCTTGCGGTAGCTTCTTTCTTTCATCTTCTACATACTTACTTAGACTCATCATGTACTTTAGAGGTGGTGTAGGCAGTAGATAATACTTCTCATAGTCATCTATGATCCCATAGCAGCCTTGATATGCCTCTACGAACGAGTCTACAAGCTCGTCTACCTCAGTGTAGTAAGTGCCTAATGCAACGTGTTCGCTGTAGGATTTGGTCTGGAAGTGCAGTATGTGGGCGTTAGTTACGCTGTGAAGTAGTGTTAGTACGAATTGTTGTGGTGAATGACTCATTTATCTCTCCTAGTTATTTGATTTTGTAACGATCTCGACATGGAGCGCATACTCCCTCTACTAATCGTGACCACTCGCCACACAGGTCGCAATCACCCGGAATTCCTTTGGGAATAGGCTTCCTAGCCTGTTTAATCAGGGCTGAAAGTCTTTGCTCTGCTTCCTCGTTAGCGTAATCAGCCTCGTCCATCTACCATCCTCTGTCTATAACAGAACTCCTTACACTTGCAGACTCCCTCTTCTGTTGCCTCGTTCTCACCCCATTTTCTGAACTGGATGACTAGCCTCTTTCTTACTTCTCTGCAATTATTCTTTAATATTAGTCTTTGTCGGCAACTGCGGCAATTGAATTGGTATAAGCCAGAGCCGGGGTTCTTCTCTGCTATCTGGCACTCAGGACACAATAGGTTGTCTCTTTGAGTAGTAGGTATACAGCCAGACTTCTTTACGGCCCAGTATCAGATTAGACTTTATAGGCACTCTAGTAACATATCTCTGCTTTAGTAAGTAGCATAAGGCCATTGAGATTTCGCAAGTCTTTAGGTCACATCTAGCATCTATCTCAGCTAGCGTGATCTCGCCCACATAGTCCTTTAGTAACGCCCGAATTGTAGATACTGCTCGTGCCATACTTCCTCCTGATATATATCATAATTATACCAGAGTATTATACTTATTTACATACATTCCATTGACCGCTGGGCCTGTGTGCTGCATACAGATCTTTACGTTCAATCTTTCCGGCAATTGCTTTTTTATCCTCTCTCATAGACTTTTTTATTAGATTAATGTCCTTTCTCCTAGACTCTGCATCAGCCGCATTGTCCTGTCTGTTTACCTTGTCTCCGTGCATCATTAGCCAGAACTGTGCGTCCTTTGGACTATCCCATAGCTTTTCTGACAGTCTAGGGATGTATCGAGCTACAAATACTCTGGCTGATAGGCTGGTGTCCCACATATACGGGAATCGGCGTAACTCAGAGAACGGAGACTGTTGCTCTGTAAAGTCCTTTTTGTACATATCAACCAGACTTTGCATACGAACATCTTTGCCCCATCCCTTAATTAATAAGGCATCCCATGCTAACTGACGATAATCGTCCGAAAAATACATATTAGACCTCCTATCGCAGCTACAAACGCGACTTTAATCCACAGTACCAGCCGCCTGTCATCTTCAGCCCATGAGCCGGATGAGTAGCCCCGCCCCATGCCGCGAGGAGCGTTTAGGTAGGGTAGGTAGCCATCGTGTGACTTATTGCGTTCTACGCCCTCTCTGAGCGTTCTGGGGCTAGTATCGTAATTTGAGTTCATCTTTCTTCTCCTTGTCGTAAGCCTTCAAATCCTGTCTAGCAGCGTCCCAAGCATCATAAGCAGAATCCCAATCAGCATGAGCAGCAGCAGCCCTAACAGCAGCAGCATTCCAAACCGCCTTCACTAGTTCTTCTCTTGTACTCATTAGAAGTCACCTCTGTTTAGCGGTTCAGCCTGTCCGTGACGCGGATCGTCAAGCACCTCGTCTAAGCCCTGATTCTGCTCCTGCTCTCTGTTGTGATACTTAGCTTCCTCATACTGTCTGACCATTGCAAAGTATGAGTCTAATAGGTTGGCTTTAGTTTCGTTATCTGCTCGTGAGAAACTTATTACTAACCTAGCTGCCGCTAACTGGAAGTCTGTAATCATTTTATGCTCCGCATTGTGAGAGGTAGGAAGTGAAGGCAATAGCCATTACAACAATAATTATTATAAACCACGGTGTAGGCTCGAATGGTGGGCGCTTTTGGCGTGGGAAGAACTCGTCATATTTACTCATTTGTATCTCCTGTTCTGGGCTTCAAAATGAATCCCGATGTAGAAATATTATAGAGATGTATTAGAACTGTCAACACTTTTATAATACATTTATTTCTTTAATAGAATCAATATATTACAAAGGATTTCCCGCTTCCCGCTTTGCCCGTTTCGATATATTTCGGTGCAAGCGGGTAAAAGACAGTCTCCGCCGGAGAGCGTACAGTCTCCGCACGGACACGGATAATCTGAACGAAAAAAAGGGCCACGATTCCTCGCAGCCCAAAGAGCGCAACTACCAATCACGCAAATTAATTGTACATCAGAAGGGCGATTTATCCATTCAATCCACTACCATTAATCTTATGCCACTTTGCATGACACTTTGGACATAACCATCTGACAGCTAATGGGTAGGCGTAATCATCGTGATGACCATGCAGCCTACAATGTGCAACCTTGCAATCTTCACAAACAGTGCCTCTTATTAATCTTCCATTTTCTACATGATTCTGGACTAAAAATTGACACGCTCGTTTTATTACATTTGCTTTCGTCCACTTTTCTCTTGCCTTTCTTGCCATAGCCTTACCCTCATCAGTCTGAGAATAATGCTTTCTTCCCTCTATTCTATGCGGTAAATTTGCTCTGTTTTTATCATATTCTATGTAGTAATCATGATTCTTTAATATATTAGCTTTTGTATCTTTTTTAGTGCATGACTTACATTTATTAAGATGACCGTCAGCCATCATAGGATGTTTATAAAACTCCGACAATGACTGACTTTCACCACACTTAAAGCAAACCTTAGAACTATGCACGAGTTATATCCTGTGTGAAATATAACCCCATTATAGCATAATTCTAATTAAAAGGTAGGTCATCAGGCATATCGTCAAAAGGTGTCTTGTACGGGTCTGTAGCTGGCATATTTCGTGAATCATGCTTAGGCTCAGACTCCTTGCTCTTGCCTAGAAACTGCACCGTATCTGCACTAATCTTGGTGCTGTACTTGGTAACGCCGTTCTTGTCCTCAAATTTATCTGTTTTCATTTTGCCCTGCACATAGACTTGTGAGCCTTTCGTGAGGTATTGACCACAGATTTCAGCCAGCTTACCGAAAGCACTGACGTTGACCCACTCCGTGCCTTCTTTGCTTTTTGTTTTCCAGCCGCAGCCTATGCTGAAGTTAGCTATAGAATCACCTGCCGGGGTAACTCGTAGCTCTACATCCTTGCCAAGCCGACCTATGAAACTACATTGGTTTAAATCAGACATTATTTTTTCTCCAGTTGTTTCATTGCGTCATCTACTTCACCTAAAAACTTAACTACTTCTGTTTCCATCTTAGCTATTAGATCGTCATCTCTCCGTAACCGTGAGACAAATAGCTGTAGATGCTCTGGCACTCGTGGGTCGTAGCTTACAAAGTCGCAATAAGTTGCGCCAGTTACCCACATCTGACACTGCATCTGATTGACGTAAGCAGCAGGTGGCTTGTTATCAAGCCTATATCCTAGATGCGTCTGGGTGTTAGGACACTTGATCTCGATTAACGCATTAACACCACTGATAATGCCATCAGGAGACGCTCCAAGCCACTTTATCGTAGGATGAAAGCAGAACTCTGCCTCGTCTACAAAATAGCCTGTATCGGCCTCATAGCGTATTCTGGCAAGAGGTTCATGGTCAGTACCCCACTGCATAGCCGCATTGTTAAAACTGTCAGCTACTTGACCAGAAACACGCTCTGCAATGATCTGCATCCTGTACTTCTGTCGGGTAACAGCTTCTCCTGCCTTACCCTTTGCAAGCACATCGCTCATCCTAGACGCAGTTACATGGCCTAGCCGTTGTGCAAACCATTCTGGTGTCCCTTGAGCTATCATTTTAGAAAGTACCTCCCAATGACCTTGCCGCTATCAAGCCAGACATTCTCAGTGTGTATGTTATAGCCCATGCAGCGCAGGTCATAAACCCTAGCTGAGAGTCTCATACATTGGGCCTCTTTCATTGCATCCAGAGATGTTAAGCGCCGCTTCTTCTTTAGTTGCCCTAGTAGCCAAAAGTTTTGAGATGATGGACTCATGCTAACTCTCCTTTGCGTTTGTTTTTAGAGGTAGCTAGACGTATCGTTGCTTCTGGATTGCTCTTAAACGTATCGGCAGCCGGAAAGTAGTTAGTCTTTAGCTCTTCTATTGTTTCGCTAGACTCGATCATTCGTATCGCTACTAATACCTGCTCTTCTATAGCATCGTCATCTACCTCAATCAATGGCAAATCTTCACCAGCGTAGATATATAAGCCGATGCCATGCAGTGCAATAGCCTTAGCCAGACATCTCTGCATTGCCGTGTTTACATCCATTGCAGAAGGATTTTTAATTGCCTTGTTTTGGTAGTCTAGAACAGGGAGCTGTGCAGTCATTGTTTTGCCAAACGCTGTGACACTGCAAAAGACCATCATCGTCTCGCCAAACATCTTTGGCTCTCCATACTTCCAATTTGCTGACGGATCATCTTCCAGTAGATAGTGAACAGCCCATGCCCAAGAGAGGTATGTTAATTTTCCTTTCTTCTCAGTATGTTCGTTTACATTGATTTGCCGGAGGTCGCTGTAGAGTAACTTAGTCATATCATATTCCTTTCATATATGGCAAAATGCCACTTGTATTATAACTGAGATTACGAACTATGATAGAACTAAATTTACCCTACCCGCCAAGCGTAAATACTTATTGGGGTTTTCGTGGATCGCGGCGGTTTATGACTAAGACAGCTAATGACTTTAAGCTAATAGTTAACCTTGCCGCTAAACGAGCTAGGTTTGGCGATGACAAAGTAGGTCTGGAGATATTGCTTCATGCACCTGACCGTAGGCGTAGAGACATAGATAATGTACTTAAGCCGCTTATAGACGCTCTACAGGCTGCTGGCGTGTTTGATGATGACTCTCAGGTAGACCAGTTGATGGTAGCGCGTGGCAGCGTGATTAAAGGCGGTTCGTGCCTAGTCAAAATAAAAAGTTTACAAGAGTAGAAATTTAATCTATTCTTACTGCATTGGGTTTAGTGAACCTGATGACAGGAAGGGAGTCAGTTATGCAATTCAGTATCTTTAACGGTGAGACAAGGGCTTTCAGCCTACCCCTTTCTATGGTTGTAATCCTGTCGGCTCACTACCGGCTCTCACCGTTAAGGATATTGTTATGAGTGCAACCCCGTGGTTTAAGTTTTATCCCGGCGATTACAAGTCAGATACAGGTAGATTAACTACCGTTCAGCATGGTGCTTACATATTGCTGTTGCTAGATTACTACGCGACAGGAGAAGCGCCGCCTAATGATGATGTTGTTTTAGCTAAGATTACATTGTGCGACTCGCAGAATGAGTGGTTTGCGATACGCAAAGCTATCGCACGACATTTTGAGATAACTGACGTTTGGAAGCATGAACGCTGCGAGAAGGAATTACTTGCCAGAAGTGCTGAACACACTAAAAAGAGTGAGGCTGGCAAAAAAGGTAATGAAATCAAGTGGGGAGTATCGCAAAGCGAGTCGCAAAACAGCCATTCTGCGATACGCAAATCTATCGCAATACCAGAAGTCAGAAGTCAGAAGTCAGAAGTCATAGATCAGAACTTAGAAGTCAGAAGTCAGAAGTCAGAATCAAAAGAATTTAAGTCAAAAGAGTTGCGCGAAACGCGCTTAATTATTCCCCCAATTCAGATTCCTGATTGGATTCCTGTAGACGCATGGAATGACTTTGTAGACTCTAGGAAGAAACTTAGGAAGCCGCTAACTCAAGGTGCTATAAAACTGGCTATCTCTACTCTGAGCAAGCTAAAGTCTGAAGGTAACGATCCTAAAGAAGTTATAGAGCAATCAATCCTGAGTGGTTACAGTGGTCTGTTTCCCGTCAACAAGGGTAAGCAGTCAATTACAGACCAGAACCGGGCCGTTGGAGAAGCATTCAAATTAAAACTACGTCAACAAGATCAACAATCACAAGGAGAAACCTATGAACACGAGTGAAAAAGAACAGTTTACTGACCTGATAATCAATATATTTGAGATATACAGCATGAAGATAACGCCAGCTTCCATCATGATCTGGTCTAACTTGATGAATGGCTACCCGTTCAGCAGTGTTAAAGACGCACTTCTTAACCACGTTCAACACTCAGTATTTGCACCTAAACCTGCCGACATGATTAATTTTATTAAAGATCAGGATGGCAGACCTAGTGCAGACGTAGCGTGGTCAATGATTCCTAGAAACGAGTATGTTAGTGCCGTACTAACTCAGGATATGCTTACAGCTATGGCAGCAGCCCAGCCCTTGCTGAATGAAGGCGATCAGGTTGCAGCTAGGATGGCTTTTAAGGATTCATACAACAATCTGGTAAACGAAGCTCGTAATAAATGTACCCCTATAGCGTGGTTTCCTAGTCTTGGCGATGACAAGAATGGTCGAGAGTCAGTCATTACAGAAGCTATCAGGCTTGGTCGTATAACTGAGGAACACGGTAAGAAAATGCTACCACATATTACAAACTGGACTGAATTGATGAGGTTGTCATGAACTGGCCTGTAGGTTCACAGTACGCAGACCTGACTGGCAAAGGGTCGTTTGTTGGTATAGCCGATGAGATATTTAAGATTACGACACTTAATCAAAAGAAAAAGCAATCCGAAAGTATGCAGAGAATCATGCGAACGGTCGAGATGCGTGACTACAAACGAGAGAGTAGAGAGCGTCCTACTAAGCGCATGACAGAGGCCATGAAGTCTATCGTTAAATACATCAAAGCCAATCCCGGTGTAGAACGTGCCGAAATCTTAAAAGTTGTCTTTAACTTTAGCGTTATATCTCCGTCCAGCTTAGGCAGTAATCTTAACTCTCTGATTGCCCAGAAGATAATTACCAGCAACGGTCGTACTACTAAACGTAAGTTTTATGTAATAGAGGCAGAAAATGACTGAGACTATAAATCCATTTAAAGCCTTAGACTTCATACGCGACAATGCAGAAGCCTATGCTCAGGCAAAAGCTAACCTGCTGTACCTGACAGAGTACCGCAAGACTAAAAAAGCACTGCTTATGATCGAGTCAGACGCAAAGACAGAAAGTGCCAAAGAAAGTTATGCCTATGCACATGATGAATACATCGAACATTTAAAAGCCCTAGCAATGGCCCTACAAGAGTCTGAGAGGCTACGTTGGCTTATGGTGGGTGCAGAGGCTAAGATAGAGGTTTTTAGAAGCCTAGAGGCTTCTGCACGAATAGAAATGAAGGCTTCTAATATATGAAAACCATTCCCGCATTTACAAATTATTCAATTAATGAAAATGGAGAGGTTTGGTCACATAAATGGAATAGGTTAAAAAAACAATTTGTATCCAATAGTGGGTATAAAGGAGTTTCTTTATCAAAAGACGGTAAACAAAAAAACTACACTATTCATAGCTTGGTTTTGCTTACTTTTGCAGGTGACCGACCGTCACCAAAACATCAGGCTATGCACTTAGATGGCGATAAAAAAAACAACTTGTTATCCAATCTAAGATGGGGGACAGCAAAAGAAAATTGTTTAGACAAAAAAAATCACGGCACTTTCCAAGAAGGTGAAAAACATGGGATGCACAAATTAAATAAAGAACAAGTATTGCTAATAAAAAACAGCAGATTGCCGTTAGTTCATTTTGCAAAATTGTTTTCTGTTACACCAGAGGCTATAGGATATGCAAGAAACATAGGTTGGAAAAGCCTAAATGCTGAATCTACGCAGTGAGCAAGAAAAAAGACTACGCCAGAGTAGCTGAGATTGGCTGTATCTTGTGCCGACATCGCGGGGTGTATGATACTCCGGCAGAGCTACATCACATTAGGAACGGTGGTAAGCGTGAGAATGCGCCAGTTATACCGCTATGCCCAGAGCATCACCGGGGTGCTACAGGAGTGCATAATCTAGGTTCTCGTGGCTTTGTTCGAGTGCATGGTATTAGTGAAGAAGAACTATTAAGCGATCTAATCTTTCTAATAGGATAAATATGAATAATAAATTTATGAGGCGTTTTAGCTACCACGAATGGCTAATGATCGGCATAGCTGTTACTCCGATAGTCGTGATTCTAGTCATAATTGGGTATCTCATAGGATTGATATTATGAATAACAACAGTGATAACAGAGATGAATTAGCAGCAATGGCAATGGTAGGAATTGTAAGTGGTATAGGAAGGGTTGTTTTTAATAGTACAGACTGCACTATGACTGCAAATTCTGCTTACAGAATAGCTGATGCAATGATAGCTTGCAAAAAGGGTTGGCCTAAGCCGGAGGTTAAATGACTGAGTTACTACTTTGGTTAACCATGACGGTGTACTTTGAAGGTCGGAGTGAGCCTAGTATTTGTCAGCAAAAAATAGCCAGCGTAGCCTTAAATCGCATGGGGCCAGACGGCGATATAAAGAAGGTTATCTTAGCTCCATACCAGTTTAGCTGGGTTCCTGAGAAGATGACTAACGGCGTACTGAAGCCAGAACATAGACCTAACAAAGAATCGGCAGCATGGTTAAAAGCAGAAGATGCTGCTAGAACTGCGCTATACTCTCAAGCTAGCTTTCCAGCAACGCATTTCCACGCTGTAACAGTCAATCCAAAGTGGGGTAGGCCGTTCTATAAGACCTGTGGGAATCACCATTTCTACTTGTAGGAGTCATTATGAAATCACCAGCTTGGACTAGGGCCGAAGGACAGTCAAAATCTGGAGGGCTAAACGCCAAAGGTAGGGCATCATATAACGCTGCTAACCCAGATAAGCCCGGTCTAAAACCACCACAGCCACAAGGTGGAGCTAGAAAAAGATCATTCTGCGCTAGGATGGGTGGAGTTGATGGCCCAATGACAGATGAGCAGGGTGATCCTACTCGTCTAGCCCTAGCACTAAGAAAGTGGAAGTGCTAACGATTAAGTCGGCTAGGGAGACATCCTGAAAATGTCTTGCGTGGTCGCGGTCGGGAAACCCGTTTGATCCTCGATAGATAACCGCCTGACTTATTATGACAACACGCTTTTGTATGCAGTGCCAGAAGTCTATTTATGTTCCTGACGGAGATGTTAGCGAATGGAAGCCTGTCTACAACAAGCTGGGAAAAGTGACTAGACGAGTCTGCCCTGCGTGTGCTGCTGGTAGGAAGAAGTTTGATGCTACGGGAGTGTACAAGAAGTAGTTATATCAATTTATATACTAAAACAGGTATAACTACTTAATTAACGACTGCTCTCTGACCCATTCTTGTAGACTGAAGAGAGTGGTAGAGTTTTCGTGGCAGATACCGTAATTCCTGATGACTGTTTCGAGAGCGTCTGTAGCGGTAACGGCTTGAGCAGTAACGGTTCCCTCATCAGAATCTCTGGTGGTGTCGGAAACCGCATTGTAGACGGCATTGTCGTGGAGCATCCGGAAACCACCAGACAAATTAACAGTATCTTGTACATAGATTGGTATCTCCTTTATGATCGTTCTGCTCTTTCCTTGAACAATTTGTACTCTGTCCACATACTTTGTGACCGTTTGATCTGAAACCACAGCCTGTTTGATCCCTGTCTCAATTGAGTGGGCCTGCGCCTCGATTGTAGCCTCATAGCAGCTGTTTACTCCTATTTGGCGGCCCATGTATAGACCAGCAGAAAATAACGCAGCACAGAGCGTTGTACAGATAGCAATTTTACTACTTAGAGATAGTGCCTGTAATCCAGCCCATATCATGGCGCGAAGGTTCTTTTACCAGACAGCGGCTTCCTAGTTCCAAGATGACACCAAGATTTTGTAGATGCTGCTTGCTCTCGGTACAGATCGTACTTGATTAAAGAGTCAGGATTTTTATCAATCCAGAGGTCAAGATGATCGCCTTTATCATAAATATCAACAGCTTGTGCAGTCTTGTGCGCTGACTTGGATGATCCAGTTAGAGATGTTGGAAGTCTGAATCCTCCATCACCACCTTTATTGCCAGATATTTGAGTGCCAGTCTTAGGATTATTCTCTAAGATTTCTTTAGTGTCAGTTGTATACGCCGCTAGTAAGTTATTCACGCGGTATAGTAAAGTTAAAGCGTTTAGATTGTATTCATTAGGGTGAGGCTTATCACCAAAGTAGTCTTGTAGCGTAATCATTTTATGCCCTCAGAGGTGTAAAACCTGAGAATCATGTTACCAGCACCAGATATGAATATCATAGTTGAGTAGACAATTGGTGGTACAGGAAAGGTAGTAGCTGCTAGTTCAATTAATCCTAGTATTAAGACTAATAGCCCGTTCAGCCACAGAGTCTTAGACTTGCGCTTCTGCTTCACTTGTCTGCTTTGGTGTCGAGCTTCTCAAAAATTCTAGCCAGCATCGCTTCTAATTTATCGAACCTGACTTCCATGTCATGTTTAAGATCGGACATATCCTTCTTCCGAACATAGTTAGAAGGGAGACAGATCTCGATATCCTTAACGTCAGACTTTAATCTCTCCACTGCATCCCAAAGTTGACGAGCGAACCAGCCTATTACAGCCAGTGCAGACCCCGCCAACAGATTGATTATCATCTGACCGTCCATTTATACCATCCAAATAATGAGTCCAACGATTAAGATAATGATGAGAACAGTTCTCTTTGAGGACTTGATAAGGTCGAGCGCATGGTCTACGGTGGAGTCAGTCTTAACAATAACCTCATCAACTTTGCCCAGTATCTTCTTAGCTTTAATGGTCATGCCTTGTCACCAAAGTTAGGTCTAGGCAGAGTAGGATGTTCCCACTTAGCTATGTAGTCACCTTTACCGTCCGAGTCGTTTTGTAGGGTGATGACTGTTACAAAATCACGGTCTGTGAGTTCTGGATATAGAGCCATTACTTGTTCGTAGATAGTCATTATGCACTCCTTGCTAAAAATGCTTGAAAATAACAATATACGGAATTGTTAGCTATTACTTTTGTACCTGCATTGGCAGTTACTGCGTATGCTTCAATATAATCTGTTGACCCATTTAAATAAATTAAAGCAGTGCCGCCATAGAAATAAGCACTTGCTAGTGCATCTGCGGTCAATTTAAACGGAGAACCATTTTTATAAACGTAAACAACAGTTTCTGTTGCCCCTTGCCCTGTAGTAAATGCAACATTCATAGTTACCTGATAATATCCTGCAACAGTTGGCGTAAATCTAAAATTTGTTGCACTGTCGTAGTTTGAATTAGTATCAAATTCCTCTGTATTAAAAGAAATTTTTGTTAATGTATTGGTTGTTAACGTCTGATTTAATGCGCTCTGATAAGCACTAAACGCCGGAGCAGCAGTTGCAGCAACAGTTATAGTAGCGCCAGTAATAGTAGGCGAAGTCCCCAGCACAACAGCACCAGTACCAGTAGAAGTAGTAACCCCACTACCGCCATTAGCTACTGGGAGCGTTCCTGTTACTGTGGTTACTGGTACGCCAGTAGTTCCATCCAAAATTAGTGCCATATTATTCTCCTTGTAGCCAAACTTCTGTTGGCGGTGTAGGCCAGACCACTTCACCCGCAGGTGGGTAGACAGCAATCTGACGAATCACTTGGCGATAAGCAATGAACTGATCCTGATTGGATAGTCTAGGATTAGCTGTTGGTAGCCCTATGTCAGCGATGGTTGTCCAGTCAGTGCCAGCTAGTAGTGATGATGCAGTGGCTTTGTTAGCTGCTTTACTATCGGCTTCTTGCGTAGGTATCCAGAGAGCATCAAGTTCAGCTTGTGTTGGCTTTGGAGTGGAGTCTAGCCAGTCTAAGCCTTCGTAGGAATCACCGTTGAGTGACCACTGAGTACCAGCATAATTAAGAATAAGTATTGCGGTATAGTTAATCATCCCTGTATCTCCATTGCTGTGATTGTTGATGCCGATCTAGATGCATCTGCGTTATTAGCATCGCCCCCGCTTCTATTTATATATATAGTTGTTGCAGCATCGCTTCTTGTTTGCAATTTATAAGTAGTCGCAGAAGTTGTGGCGGGTGAATCTAAAAAAGTCATTGCAGAAGTTATTGAACTTGAAACCGCATCTGCACTGCTGGGGTATGGCGCTGTAGTTGCTCTGGTTCTCGAACCTGCTGCATCTCCTATACAAATAGCTGTAGAGTCTCTTAAAATTTGAATTGATGACTGCGCTGCAGCAGAAGCTGATCTATTAACTGAATAACTCACTAATATTTTATTGGAAGCTGATCTAGGAGTGATTGTTACGCTCATTCCAGTAAGATCTATATAAGTGCTGCTAGTGCCTGTAAACGTATCCGTCTTAGTTGTACTCACAACCTGTAAAACACTGCCCGCTGGCAATGCTGCTGCTGCAATAGTTCCTGTTAGCTGACTAGCTGCTATGCTCTTATTCGTCAGCGTATCAACCGTGGCCTTGCCGATTAGGGTGTCGGTTCCAGTTGGAAGTGTTAGTGTTCCTGAGCCTGCTACAGCCGGAGCAGCTATTGTAATAGAACCGCTCGAATCTCCTGCGACTGAAATCGAACTCATGCTACCTCCTTATCTGCTGGTAATGGTGTGTTGCCTTCTTCAAGCCATGCTAGGTAGGCGATGTAGTCTGTGTTGGCTGGGTCGAATGGAATGGCACACATTCTATCTAAATCAATAACGCTTGAATATTTGGTTTCGTTCCAACCTAAAGGTGATAATTTATACATGATTTATAACTCCGCAGAAGCAGTAAATCCACTAATAATGATATAACCAGCAGTTGTATTAAAGTTTCCGCTTGTTTTATTAACTACAGAAAAACCGTAAGCATTTATATTTCCAGCAGTTGCCGCTGAACCACCGATTCCTGTTTGTGCAACATTTCCAGCAGTTCCTCCATCATATAAAGTTACTGTTGCGGTTGCCCTCATTAAAGTTTTAAATGATGCGTTACCGTATGCTTGGGTTGACCCGCCACCATAAACTACACCAAAAAAGCCACAATTAGTATCAGGTACATTAATAGCAGAAGTTTGATAATACCGCTGACACATCGCCAACTCAGTAGAATATGCACGGAAATCAAACGAAGTAGCTGTTGAGCCTTTTTCTAGTTGAACGCCTGTGATGTAGAAAGTTGCTCCAGATGTGCCGACAACGCTGACTGCGCCTGTGGCTGAATAGTATTCCGCGCCAGCCCATGCTCCAGCAGTACCGCTATATGTTGAACCCATACCCAAGCCAAAGCAAACTACCAAGCCAACGCCATTTGTAGCGCCTACCCAAGTTCCTGATGTATCACCAGTAACAGTTACTGAAATTGTTGTCCAAGTATTTGCTACTGGCACAGAGTAAGTAAACGGGTAAGAGCGTGTTTGGTTGGCATTTTGAAGAGCGCCACCAAAAGTACCCGTTAAGCTGGAGTAGACACGAAACGACAATGTAACAGTTGCTGCGTTTGCCGTTCCCCAAGCCAAATCAGCGGTATTAAAACCTTCAATTCTTTGAGTTGAAAAGAAATAATCACTAGCTCCAACTGAAGTTGCTGCGGAAGATGTAATGCCCAAATACTTACTAAACCCCGCAGGCGGCGTAACTGAACCAGCATTTTGCTGAGCAGTTAATTTAGACGCTTGAGAAACATAAAACAGCCAGCGATCCAATGTGTAAGTTCCCGACGTAGGTGTCACACTCGCCCCAGCATTTCTCTGGTCTATCACCATCCCACCATTGATGATGCGGTTCTTGAAGCCAAAGGTGTTTGCTACGCTGATTCCGTTACTAGCACTCAGAGTACCAGTTACAGCCACACCCGCGCTGGTCACAGCAACTACTGTAGAGCCGCCACTTTGTATGTTTAAATCGCCGCTGGCATCAGAGGTAACAATTACGCCTCCGCCTCCAGACGTTGCAGCATTTAACGAGCTAGCCATTTATATCTCCCTTAATCACAAGACTACCCAACGTGAGCCGCTGGAAATTGTTACGCTTAGGCCACCCGGTATTGTGAAGCCACTTGATCCACCAACACTTTGAGCGCTTTGACCAGAAGCAATAGTATAGCTTGACACCAATGTTGTTGCATTTACAAACAATCCGTTCAATGCTACTGGCACTCTCGCTTGCAATTCACCCGTACTAGGCTTGTAGAGGTAGTTAGCATTGCCTGTGTATATCGCCGTAGCAGTACCAGTTGTAGCGCCTAAGAACGCTGGGTATAGGTTAGTCGCTGTGGTCGTATCGTTCGTAATCGCTGACCCACCAACGCTTGACCATGCTGTGCCATTATAGCCTTCAAACTCTGTGCTGGTAGTATTAAACCGCAGATACCCTGCTGACGGACTTGCATCTCTCTGTCCTGTCGTTCCAGTAGGCAGAATCTCTGAGCCTGTAGCAGCACTAATTACTTCTAAACTGACTTTAGCAGCAGCAGCCGTTACCGCATTAGTACCACCATTGGCTATTGGCAAAGTTCCAGTTACACCAGTAGTTAGCGGTAGCCCTGTGAGGTTAGTAGCTACTCCGCTTGCAGGAGTTCCTAGTGCTGGTGTCGTTAGCGAAGGGCTAATGGACATTACTACATCGCCCGTACCAGTCATCGTGTTGCTTACCAGACCCTTAGAAGCGTCTGTAAATACAGGTAGTGAAGCGGTTAGACTTGATACTATTGGCTGCGCTGTGAAAGTGCTTACACCAGTAACACCTAGAGTTCCTGAGACTTTAAGATTGGTAAATGAGTTGCCGTTAACCAATTGGAATCTAGTACCGTCATAGATAATCTCGACCGCCTGACCTGCAACCATGTCTCCAGCAACCAGAGCAGTAGTACCAGTCCTAGTAATTGCTTTAGCACCAATACCGTCTACATTCAGCGTTACAGCGCCAGTATTCGTGTTAGCTACGACAAAGCTAAACTGGTTGCCTGTAGCGTAAGCAGCTAAGGCAGGAGTAGTCGTACCAGTCAGGGTATCTGTACCCGCTACTGTGATGAATGTAGCAGCGCCACCTTGTACTTGATCGAGCCTAGCAGCATCGGAGGCAACAGTACCAGCGCCAAGATTCGTGATCTTAAACGCGCCCATGCCAATGTTGGCGGTAGGAGTACTCTGACCATCTTTAGTCAGTGCTGTAGTCAGACCAGTCGCTAAGTCTGCCGTTAGATTGTTGAATGTTGTACTGGAGATGGTTGTACCAGTAATGACTGGTTGCCCAGCCGTGTTTATTGTGAATACCCCGGAACCATTGAAAGACATAGCCTACTCCATGAAAAAGGAATATAATTAAATTTTACAGGAGGATTTATGGGCCATCAAGTAAACAAAACTGTTGAATGTACTATTTGTTCTAAGCCAGCAGTTGCGCGTCAATTGTGCCGCAGACACTATCAGATCGCGTGGAAGTCTAAAACCTTGAATCAACATTCTATCATTACTGAACAACAAGGGTTTGAAGCAAAAATTCAAAAACTTGCGAGTTGCTGGCATTGGATTGGAACAAGAAACTCGTATGGTTACGGAATCTTTATGATTGTTGGTGGAAAGACTGTTAGAGCGCACAGATACTCCTACGAGCTTTATGTAAGTAAAATACCAGATGGCAAAATAATTATGCACAAATGTGACAATCCTCAGTGCGTTAATCCAGAGCATCTTGAAATAGGAACAAAAGCTCAAAACAATGCTGATGCAGCAACCAAACGCCGTCACAATTATGGAACCGATCATTGGAATGGTAGGCTTACCAATGAAGATATTGTTGCGATTAGAGCAAGCACAGAAAAATACTGTGTCATTGCCAAAAAATATAGTGTTGATCCCTCTCATATTTCAAGAATTAGAAATAATCTAAACAGAAGGTAAGACATTACTCACCTCCCGAAATTTGACCTGCTCCAATACCAGTAGCACTTGCTCTACGCAAACGCTCTGCCGCTAATCTATCCATCATCGGTTTGAGATTCTGTAACTCTTGCTGACCGCCCTGACCACGCATCATAAGCAGTCTAGCCATCTCGTCTCTAGTAGCTTCTGGCATCCGTACCTTGTTCCACATCCCAGCTATCCCTCGTGCGCTTCCAGCTATTGCAGGTAGAGCCTGACCTGAGCCGATACTTGTAGCTACTTGAGCAGCGTTAGATATTGGCTGCGCGTCTAAGTCTCCAGCGGCGTATAGTCTTGATGCTGTCTGACTACCTCTGCCTACAGACTCTAGTTCTTTTAACCTAGCCTCCCTAGCCACATCTGCTGCAAACTTCTTGTAGTCGTTGCCAAATATCTCTTTGAGTTTTCCGCTAGTAGCAGGTTCTTTCCACATTTTAAGCAGTGATGTCTGACCAGACTCAGTACCTACCTTGTCTCTAAGAGACTGCAATGCTCCAACCTTGAAGGCTTCTACTTGGTCTTGAGTCATTCCCTTCATCAGATCAGATACGCCAATAGCGTCTGTTTTCATCGCGCCACGCCCTGATTCTACTGCATCCTGTAGTTGAGCTGGGCTTGAGAAGGCGTTTCTAGCTTGTTTGTAGATAGAGCCAGCCTCGTTCTTAGGAGATAGGTCATCCATCTTGTTAATAAGAGCAACGCGCAAGCTATTGTAATCATTGCTTATATTAGGGTTATTTATTTTGGCATCCTTACCTAAGTCATATAGACTTCTCTTAATGCTATCTAGCGCAGCAAAAGGTATATCATCTCCAGCCTTCAGAGCAGATATGTTAATTGGCACTTCTCGTCTAAGTTTTGCTGATAATTCTGCGCTTCCATGTGCGCTATCAGAAGCCTTCAATAGACTATTTAACTCATTGTCTACTCTTACGCTCATTCCTTCTAGCTGCTTGTATAGCGGAGCGGCTTCAGTAGCCTTTCTATCAATTAAGCTCTGTATGGTGTTTTGGTATTCAGCACCCTTAGTACCTAGAGATTCGTCAGCGGCAGCAGATAATCTACCAGCACGACCAGACTGACGCTCTCTAATTAGCCCTTCTACAAGTTGCTTTGTTCTGCCCGGCAATGTAGCCAGAGTATCGAGTAACTGTCTTGAACTAGCGCCACCAGCATCAGCTATCGTAGCTTCTGGGCCTAGTTTCTGCATTCTACGAGCAGCCATGTCTGTAGCATTGGTTAAAGCACCCGGAGTCTGTGCTAATGTGCCTCTAGCATCTCTTCCAAGAGCCTCTGCCAGCTTCTCACGAGCTACTTGAGTTGCACCACTTCCCCTTATCTGGTCTTGTAATTTACCCGGAGACATTCTCTGCGTTATGTTACTTGCTATACCGCCTATTGCTGACCCCGCGCCGCTTAATCCACCACCAGCTACGGCACTTAAAGCCGCGCCAGATAGTGCATCACCGCCTAGACCTTCTATATCTTGAGCAGTGGACTCGCCGACTCCTTGAGCAGCGCCATATCCAGCGCCTACTTTTGCTGCTTGCAGAGCTTTAGCTAGTGTTGTAGCTGTACGAGCTTGCCCGCCGGGTATTAAAGCCAATGGTAACGATGAAACGCCTCTAGCTACTTGTGAGCCTATAGGGTAGTCCTCTTCATGCTGCTTAACAGCGCCACGAATGTAGTCACGACCAGACTCATAACCCGGAGTGTATCCCTTTCCTTGTAGGGCAGATAACGCACCAGAACCCACTCCAGCAGCCTCATCTAAGAAGCCTAGTGTTGGGCCTTGCAATGCGCTTAAAACGCCACCAGTGAAGCCTCCAGCCTTTCTACCACTAGCCATAGAGCTAGATTCTGACGGCCCTTTAGAAACTGTCTGATCTGCACGAATGTAGTCAGCTAGTTGTTGTGCTGAGTCAGTATCTCCGGCTGCATGAGCAGCAAGTAGCGCAGCTTTTGCCCTCTCGATGTCTGCCATTATTTCCCCTTTGGTGCGTACATATCCATAATAGACTTTAGTCCCGCATCATTACTAGATTTTGCGCTAAAGTCAGGCTCAGTAAGGTCAAGACCTGCTGCCTTGCCCTTCTTGTAAAGATATTGCGTTATCCCCTTTAAGGAGTTTGCAAACTCTTCTTCTGGCATACCCCTATCCAAAGCTCCGACAGCGGCAGATAGTTTCTTACCTTCAGCATCAGACAGAGCGCCCATTCCTTTAAGAGCAGATACCATTGGCAAGAATGTTTGAGCGTTAAATGTCTCTAATTTAGCTGCAAATCCTTTTGCCTCTGTGCCGGGAACCATACCCAATATAGAGCTTGCTCCAGTAGCAGCCTTTCTGCCGGGGTGGTTATATAGGTCTACAGCGCCATTCAATACTTCTTGAGTAGATATAGATTTCTGTAAGTTATCTTGAGCTTTTGCAGCATCAGCAGCCATATCAGCTTTTGTTGGCAGTCTATCTTGCCTATTCTTCTCTACTTGCTGCCTGTATTCCCTATCTGCATTACTTTGTGCTTGCGCTCTGCCAGCCAGCATATCTTGTCTAGTAGCTTCTCTACCAGAGAGCATATCTTCTCTTGTTTGCGCCCTCTCAGCAGCCCTATTCTCATCCTGCGCCATAGCATTTTGCTGCTCGTACTGCATACGACCAATGTTAGCTATCTGTGGATTGTCGCTTCCTGCTCCACGCAATGCCTGAGCAAGTATCTCTCCGCGTGATCTTGGCGTAGCAACCATCTGACCTTGTGGCGCTATGTCTCCAACACCAGCAGCAGTAGGCCCACCGTAACCAACTGTAGGCTCAAATCCCTTCTGGTAGTCAGCAACCTCTGCCTTGCGCCGTTCCTGTTCAGCAGCCATCTTCTGTTCAGCAGCAGCCTTCTCACTAGCATACGACTTGTCCATCTGATTCTGCTGGTAGCCAGCAAGAAGAGCAGCAGCCATCTTAGCAACGCCCTGTACTGGATGAATAGGAGCTTCTATACCTTTATAACTAGCACGTTCAATGGGTGCGTTAGCCTGATCCTGTAGCATTCTGGCGTACTGATTCCTCCGATACATATCAGCAACATCTTGCGAATTGAAATTAATGAACTGGTTATCTGCCATGACTATCTCCCTTATGCGAAAAGTTTGCCAAAGCCGCCGACAGCCGACTTGAGAGCGCCACCAGCATTACTTGCTCCTCTGCTAATTGCACCACCAGCACCAGCGAACATTCCGGCAGGTTTTTGTCCAGAAGTAAGTGAATAACCAGTTTGTGAACCGCCGCCCTTAGCATTATATCTGTTCATAATAGATTGACGTTGCTGCGCTCCACCATCAGGTGTGTAACCAGCACTAGCGTCAGGACTGCTGTAGTATTTATCTAATCGAGATTGATTTGATTCTGGCGTGGCTTGAGTAGCTTCGTCTTGTGGCCTCCTGCCGTACATTTGCTGATTAAACGAATCTGCAAACGATTGTGGGCCGTTACTATCTTGATCTAGGCCATACTTCCTAAGTCTCTCAGCTAGTGACAAACGGTTCTGCTGTTGCACTCCTACTACCTGTGGATTAGCCATCTCACCCGGTTGCTGCATCTGGAAATTTACGATTCTGTTTGCCATAACTACCTCATTAGCTCAACGATTGGAATGATTGTACCCTTTAATTTGCTCATGTTTAACGCATACTTATCATATAGTTCTGGATGGTTTACTTTAGTCCATTCAACCCTATCTGCTGAGTCCTTCATAAAGCCCGTGCAGTCATAACAGTCAAGGCTTGTATGGTTTAAGCTAAAGTGTTCTGGTAGTTGACCGCGCTGCGTTGCTACAAAGTCTAATACCTGTTTGCTAGTCCACTTCTCTATAGGCTGTATGTACTCTATACCGTCTACAACTACTCCATGCCTAGACTCGCCCTTGAATGACTCATCATTACGCTGACCCTTTATGAGCTGAGTAATGCCCCTCTTTTTCATTGCTTCAAGCAGCGGTAGAGTAATATTCTCCATACAGCAGTTTAAGTAACTCTGTATCAGAACATCCTTCTTACCCGATACAATCATTCCATGTACAGTATTGGCAATTGGAACTATGTCACTAGGTATTCCGTTAGCGTCAATCTGAGCCTGTTGATCTACATTGATCTCAATAAATTCAACTGCTTCTGCTCTAATCTCTTCCACAATAGCCATCGTCTCAGGGTAAGCCTTGCCAGTATTGGCAAAGAAAACTATAGGATTCTTAGCTTTGTATAAATACCAGCAAGCAAGAGAATCTTTACCACCTGAGAAAGCTAGTCCTAGCATTACATCATACCCATTCCAGCGCCACCAAGAGAACCACCAAGACTCATTAAGCCGCTTGTAAGGTTATTTTTAGCTTGCTGTCTGATGCCGTACTGATCCATCTGACCTTGAAAAGCGTCTTGAGTTGCCTGATATATCGGAGCAGCCGCAATATTAGCGCCTTGATAGCCTTGAAACTGCGGCATCTGTATCTGTGATCCACTCATTAAGCCCGTAATCTGATTTAATGGCTGGTTACGCAGTGCAAGTTGCTGATCTAGGCTCTGTTGCTGTGCTGTATTGCCAAACTGAGCTAGACCTAGTTGCTGGTTATAGTTTTGTGCAATAGCGGCATTCTGTGCAGTTTGTGCAGCCAATTGGTTTTGATAGTCTTGCTGGAGCGCAGTATTACCCATGCCAGCGTTCTGCAAGGCAGATTGAAACTGATTTAATTGCGCTTCATTGCCAAACTGACCTTGAGCCTGAGCCTGTCCAAAACCTTGCTGATTCATCATTGCATCAAGATTGATACCTTGTGCAGCGGCCTGTAGCTCTAAGTCATTCCTGTTCTGGCCCATAGTACGCATTTCATTCTCATAAGCCTCGCCACCAGTGACTAGACCTTGATTAGCAAGACGCTGCCTTGTTGCATTCTCATTCTGTGTTAGCTGAGGCTGTAACCTAGACATAATTGCTTGCTGACCAGTCATCCCCGCGTTAACAGGCATTGCGGCTATTCCTGACGTATCTATACCTTGCTGTAGATTAGGGCCAGTAACAGACCTCTGTGCGTTTCCAGCGTTATATGTAGCTTGGTTAACTGGTGAAACTGACTCTGCAATGCTTGTATCAATGCCCGGCAGATTAGGGTTAAACGGAGTACCTAGTATGGTTTTAGCTTGTGCAACACCTTGCTGACCTAGCTCTGCAAGCGATCTCTCTACACCTTGCTGCGCTCCTAGAGTAGCCTGTGCATCTGGGGTAAGTGTCTGACGAATAGTAGGTATATCACCCTCGTAAGTAATAGTCTGATTACCCAGAGGCCCGTAAAAATTAGGATTACCTAACTTTGCAGTAGCTCGAGCCGCATCCGAGTTGGCTATTGCTTGCGCTTCAGCAGCAGACTTGTAGTCTGGTACTGGCGGTGGAGTTGCTTTCTTACCCATACTTGCCTCCTAAAAATTTACATTTATCTTTCAACAGCGTAAAAAATATCATATCACCGTTACTTCTCTTTATTCTAGCCTCTTCAGTGAAGCCCATATTCTTTACTAGCTTAATGCTTTTATCGTTCTCTTCAGTGATCGGTACTACTATTTTCTCTACGTTACATACTATAAACGGATAGTTAAATATCGCAGCTATGAATGTCTTATTCATTCGCCCTGCTACTGCAATATGACAGGTAATGGTGGTGTCCATAAAGCTCTCATAGATCACCCCTGCAACTATCTGTCCTTCTCGTTCCAGCCCTATGGCTGATGAATTGCAATGGTACGATCCTGTGGTCTGTTCTGCTACCCAGACACCAACAGAATCGCCTTGTACTATATTCCAGCCCATCCAGTTTGATAAACTACGTCAGTTGCAGCCCATTCAAGTTGCAAGGTCTGAGATGCGCTTTTAAGGTGTATACCGCCGCAATACCCTATCCCTGTAACTCCTTGAAAGTTATTAGTAATCATCAGTCCTTGACCCCATGATGACGTATCCCATATGCCTATGTCCCACAACCCGTACGAGCTAGGAGAATAAGACAAGGCAGATGTAGGGTCAGATATATCGTAGTCAATGTTCATTGAGACTAGGATAGAAGGCAGCCCGTCCGTAAATATAGAAGGTCTAGCTCTAGTAAAGTATTTCTTTACACCACGTTGCTCAAAGTAGTTAAACGCTTGCAGCACGTTAGTATTAATGTCTGTTGCATTGTCTGCATAGGTTGTGTCCCAAGCCCTGCCTACAACGCCATTGCCGCCAAAGTAGGGATTATCTCCGAACGATTCCCAGCAGTTGGCTTCCCAGCCTTGAAACTTGCACCAAGACTTTGTAATCGTGTTCATTACATACTGCTCTTGATTGTTGCCTTCATCGACAGGTACATTTACCCATACAGCGTTATTCTTAGCTGAGTAATGTATCTGCCAGCCAAAGTGGTCTGCATAGAGCGTTGTGGCGGTTGTAATCGCTCCCTGTATCTTGTTACTCAAAGCGACACGCGGATCGAGCCTAGAGCTTTGTAGTGATGCTGCGAGAGGCATTAATCCATCGTATGTAAGGATTAGAATGTCACCGCCGTACTTCATGAAACAGCGATCACCAATTGGTGCGCCTAGCTTCCATACGCCAATCAATGCCCAAGTAGCAGAGCTTGCTGGGTCTGTGCCTGAGTACACGATGACCTCGCCATTGCTTGTAATAAATACTAGGTTGTCATCAACCCCGTATCCAGCGTCAATCGTCCATGTAGCCACGTCTGTAATGTGGCCGCCAAACTTAGCAATAGAGCTTAAATCGAGGGCCTGTGCTGCTCCACCGACTGCATTAGTAGGCAAGTACCAAGCCTTTAATGATTCTTTTTGCGTAAACCATACCCTGTTCTTGAACAGAGTAATATTATCTAGTGTTGTACTTGTAACGCCTGTTATAGCGATAGGCGATACAGCGGTAATAGAGGCCCATGTAGTGCCATCAAATAGCAATGGAGCGTCTACACCATTGACTAGGTATAGATAGCTACCGCCGCCAGTCGTGACATTGATGAATTCCCATCGAGCGTTTGTTAAGCCTACCTTTACAGGCGCGCCTACTGCACCAGCAGAAGTAACGTCATATATCTGTGTTCCGGCAATTGCGTACAGCTCCTCACCCGTGCCAGTTGAGTAGTTCATCAAAGTCTCAACCTGACCAGTTATGCCTGTGGCGTGGTTAGAGTACCCGCCGCGTAGAACTACGTTTGAATAGGATGGAAAGAAGTTAATTAACTCGACAGCATCGGTAGGTTCCATGTTCGCAATAGAATCACGAGCATTCCAGCCACCTACTGGAGCAGGTACAGAAGCTACTTGTGCCGCGGTCTTTTGTGCTGGAAACATTAGTTCTGCGTTCCGTAGCCGGTGTCAGGCAGATTATCATATCCTATGAGGACTGTACCCGGTCTTGGAGCAAACGATAGATTAGCTGAACTCTGATCTTGAGCCATAACGACTTCAAGTTCTGTCAGGAAGTTTCTATACATAGCCGTAGTATCGAAGCCCTTAGCCTCAAAATACTTCAGTTTCGTCATTAGAACGACTAAACGGTCTGGGTATATGCAGGTATCGGAGTCGGCTGTTAAGCTCGTCTTAGCCACTCCTAGTGAGCTTTCGGCCCATCCATTGCTTCTATACTCATAGCCTAAGAACTCATTGTCTGAAACGCCGGGCCAGATCTGGAAGTATGCACCTAGCAAGCGCCAACGTATGCGTGGGCCAGTAGAGATGTAGCCTGATAGCAGCCATTCCCATTGTTGAGCGTCAATTGGGCCAAGCATCTCCCAATGTTTATCCTTATCCCAATGAGTTCTAGGTACTGTAGATTCGTAATCTGCTGGCAGTGCGTACTTTACCTTCATAAAGGTAACAGTAGCGTTTGTGCCTGAGTCTGTGAATTGTTGGGTGGCAGTTATTGCTGTGCCTGAGTCAACTGTCTGTATCTGGGTGTCGTTTGCCATACCTACGCCAGTTAGCTGGTAGGTGCTGTCTAGTCCAGTGGTCGATGGTATTGCTGTGACTGTAGTTCCACCACTAGTCCATGTACCCGTAGTCGTTACATAGTCTGTGTAGAAGCGGTGCTGTTTTGTAAGTCTACGCCAGTCATGCTTACGGAGTAACTCGTACCCCGAAGCATTCATGAGCGCAAGAATCTGAATCACATCCTGATTGGTATTGCCTGCAACTGATGTTGGTGTACTAACACCTAGTTCGTTTGTTACCTGTGAAACCAGTTGCAGCATCGTGGATGACATACTTTAATCCTCTTTTTTTGGCCTTCCCATTTTAGGCTTGCTAGTAAGAAGAGCCATCTGCTCTTTGAGCATCTCAATCTGCTTCTGAGCATCCTCTAAGGCAGTTGAAGCGGCGGTCTGGTTTTGTCTCGCCAGATATGCCCTAGCCTTGTCTCTTAACGCAAACCCACTCATACCGACACGCTGTAGCTGGGAGTCTGTAGATGTAGCTACCTGCTCCACCGTCTGGTACTTTAGAATCTGTAGCTCTTCCATCTGGAACTTGTCGAACTCTTTAGGCTCGTCAGCATTCCACTTAGAAAGCATTGTACCGTAAACCTCTGCACCTTCATTGCTCTTCATCTGAAAGTATAGCCATTGCCTGACAAAACGCTCTTTGTGATCTTCCCGTACTGGCTGGTCGATTACTGTGGTCTTGTCACCGGGTATGTGTATTCTTACGAAAGGCACATCCTTGTAACCTTCTTCTGTACTCTTGTAAAACTCAACGTGCAGAGCGTTATCTGCATTATTCATGTCGCTTTCCATTTTACTGTCCTTTTTGAAATGGTCTTATCATTGAGGACTAGGGAAGTCTCCCTCCCTAGTTTATTACGCTGTGGTTATCGAAACCCACGTTGTTGCTGATGTTGCATAAAATACTGCGGTCTTGGCTGTTGCCAGCGAAAGACTTGTTGCTCCTGCATTGATTGTACTCGCTACTGAGTACGGATATACAACTACTGTGACACCGCTATCATTACGAATTACTACTGTCGCACCAGCTTCGGTCGGCAAGAGACGAACGCCGGTAGATGCTGACGATGTTGTAAGTGTATTGTAATCGGCGGCGAGTAACAGTGCGTCCGCAATCGTTGTTCCAAGAGCAACCAAGCCAACAGCACCAGTACCACAAATTGATGATGTGGACAGAGGACTGTTACCTGCTCCTAAAACTCGTGATGGAATAGTCATACTAATCTCCTTAAAAACTGGAGCGAGTTACCCCGCCCCAGAATTAGATTACAACGGTGAAGTCGTTTTACGAACCCAGCCGTAATCGCCTGATGCAAAGGCAGTATCAGCAGTATAGTTACCTGCTGTATCCGTAAGTGCAAAAGCTGCGCTAACGGTACAGGTTCCAGTCGCAACTGCTTCAGATGCTTGCACATATACCCAAGTGTCGTTCAAAACACCAATTTGGGGCGTTCCAAGAGCAACAACTGCTGCCTCATCACGCTGTGCGAACATTGGAGTTACAAAATTTAATACGCCAAAAGTAGAATTAGCCATTTTTATATCCTCCTCGTTAAGCCAGCAGAACGCCGCAGAATTGCGGGCCGCTAGAGGTTAAGTTACCAGCGAAACCAATTAATTTAACAATTGCGTCTTGGTTAACTGCTTGACGTTCGCCACCGATAGGTACGAAGTTGCGGTTAACATTAGGACGGAACATCAAATACTTGGTGTTCAGCATCCACATATGACTTGCTGTTGCGCTTGAACCGATACCACCGTCCAGAACAACATCAGAAGCCATACCAGCGCCGTAATACTTGAGTGAAGCAAAACCAGCTCCAGCCGTGCTGTTTCCACCATCGCTAATACGCTGAATGCTTTGCAGGGATTGCAGGTACATACGATAGAAGATGTTATCAGCAACGATCAGATCAGGCTTGTCCGTACCCCGGATCAACTGAACAGCTAGTGAGTCCATGTAACCTTGAATGTTGGATGCTGAAGTAGCCGATCCACCATCGGTAGTTCCACTGAACTTAACTGAACGCCAGAAGCTATAGGTAGCACGATTAATGCCGCCGTATGTTCCAGTGCTTGGTGCATCAGGTACAGCAGCGCCTAGCCCGGTCAGGTTCTTACCAGCGTTACCAGTACCGTCAAGGTACAAGTCACCACTAATACGATTAGCCAATTGAGCTTCAGCAACATTCATACGACCGTCAAGCAGGTCAATGATTGCTTCTTTACCGCTGTTCTGAATCATCTCAAGACCGCTGATTGAAACGGCAGCAGCGTATTGGGTGATAGAGAATTGCGCGGCGCTGATCGGGCTGTTTTGCGAAACATTCAATACTTCATAGCCCGAATAGCTATTGGTATTATTAGTTGCCGAATCTGAATACATGATTTCCTGAAGGATAACATTCCCACCAGAAAAGGTTTTTACATTGCCACGATCTTTAAGGCGGCGCAGTAAAGCGTTGTTGTTTGTTACGTTGTCAGCTAGTTCACCCGTACGACTTTGAATGTTAGTCGCAATGATGTCTGAAACTGAACTATTGGCGAAGGCCATAATTTACTCCTCAGTTTAAGTTATCAAAAACGCTCATCTAGGTTAGCAAATTGCTCTACTAACATTGAGCGCCTATCTTGCGCTTTGGTCGTTGTCGATACCCCGGGTGTGGAGCTTTTAACGCTAACCGCTGCCGCCTTAGCAGCTTTCGCTGCTTTGTCTACCAGACCTATCTTTTGGACGTTTGCACTAGCCTGTTGGGCCTGTGTTTGTCTATCGTATAAGTCAGCGTCTAGGCGTAATGCCTTGTCGTAAGCCTCATCCAGCGTATTAGCCATACCGCCTTGTAGCAGTTGGATCATTGCTGGTCGAAGCTCCTCGAAATACTCTTTCTTTTGTGAGAATGAGTCTATTTCGCCGTTCATAATCTTGCTAGATTCAGCTTCCTTCTCTTGCTTCCATTGCTGCATCTCGCCGCGCACTGAGTTTAACTCGTTGCGTAGTCCGTATACTATATCATGCTGTGGTGCTTGTTGCATACCATCCTGATTTGCAGCTCCCATACCATATTGCTCTCTCAACTGAGCAAAGTAGTATTCCTTTTCCTGTGGCGAGCCGTTGCGTAAGATGTTATCCGCTTGCAATAACCCGCTAATGGCTTCACTAGGTTTAATGCCTAGACCGTTTATCGTATTAAGGTACGGCTGTACTACCCGTTCCATCTCATCAGCGTACTGAGCTTTAGAGATAAGCGGCTCAACACCAGCCCTCATCTGCTCTTCACGTTGCCATGCGTATTCTTGTAGTTTTGGCGAGGCCGCCGCCCATTCCTCGTGGTAGTCCTTCTTCCATGATGCAGGCGCTCTTTGCCATACTGGAGGCTCTTCTACTACTTCTGGAGCTTCTACAGGTATTGTTGGCGCGTACTTGCCATCAGCACTGCGTACTCTCTCAGCCTTTGGCTCTGTCTCTAATTCATCAAACTGCTGTGCTAGTAGTTCTTTTCTGTCTATTACGTTTGTATCGGGTACTGACTCTGGCATATCCATTTATTTCTCCCTGTGGGGGTTATTGGTAAACCTTTGGTTATCTCGCATACGATCCAGTAGCTTGTTGGCCTGATTATGCGACATATTTGCTAATTGTGCGCTTAATACTTCTCTGCGTGTATCTTTTACGACAGGTGCGCGGCTTGTCATAGTCTCGTTACCGACCTCAAAGCAGTTATGCTTCCTTAGATGCTCACGGTGCATAGCCCTGCCAGTAATCATTGTGCCATCAGCCATACTCTTGTAAGGAGCTATGTCAGGCATGATGTAGACCTTAGCATCATATTGCTCTGCGCCTACCTCTACAGCTTCCCCGTCTATATATACCCAAGACTGTCTCATGATTGCCCCAGAACAATAGCTACTTCAGTATTAGCGGCCTCTTCTGCCTCACGCACCTTATCTACCTGTGCCTTTGCGCCTATCTCTGCGACCATGATGCGAGTAGATGAGTCTAGTTGTGCTTTGTAGCGATTAAACTGATCTAGGTACTGTAGCTCCTGCATCTTCATCTGTTGGCGCATCTGTTCTAGCTGTGCGTCTGCCTGTAGCTTCATCTGCTCGATCTGCATATCTGCCTGTACTCGTGCTTGTTGAGCCTGTACGTCAATCTGTGCCTTCATCTGTGCGGCTTGTGCATCTGCTTGCATTTTCATCTGTTCAGACTGTTGCTGCGCTTGCATCTTCATCTGCTCAGGGTCAGGCTGCGGCTGTTGTGGCTGCTGTGATGCTGCCTTCATCTGTTCCAGTGCGGTATCTAACGTGCCTTCAATCGGTTCTGCTTGCTTAAACGCACCTATGCCGAACTTCATGACCTCTACCAGCATTGGTATCATCTCAGGTGACTCGCGGCCTACAGGTAAGGCTTGACCTAAGAAGCCGCCAAACGCTGTTAGGAACTCTACACGGTTACGCTTGTTCTGATCTTCATCCAATTGCACCAAACTGTCAGCCTCGACATCTATTCTAAAGTTAGCTAGTGGCGAGTCTTTAAGAAGCTCTATAGCCTGTGGTATCAACTGCTGATCTGCCTCAGACATCTGTTGTGCAGAAGCGTACTGCAATAGAGTCTGCGGCTGGAACTTGGTACACATGATCTGCGCCTTGAGCTTAATCAGGCTAGACGCAAACAGTGCTACCTCTTCCTGCATTGCTCTTAATCTAAGCCCGGCATACTGGCCTTTGATCTGTTGAGCAGTTGCGGTCTCGCTTGCACTGGTCTGACCCCTGATAATGTCAGATATGCCTGTAATCTCGTAGATTTGACTCTTTATGTCCTCTCTTGCCCGGTAGCAGTTGATGAGCGTACTAGCTATGACATCTAGCGGTAGGATGTCGATACTACCCTTCAGCCCACCCTTTTCACTGAATGCCATCCACTTATCCACAGGTATCAGAGTATTATTGTCTCCCTCTGTCAGTAGACGTTGTAGCGTTGGCTGGCTTGCGTCATATACTCCTCGTACCCTTAGAGCCTTGACCAGACCGTCAATTCTGTCGCTCAAAATGTCCAGCTCAGTAGCCTGATCTTGATACAGCACGAAGTCAGGTACAGGCACTAGAGAATCAGAGGTTAAAGTAGCGTACAAAGGCTTACCGCAGGGGAAAAAGCCTTCTACCTCGATAGGGTCATCACGCTCGTCTATGATGTAGTTGCTGTTCTTGCTAAACCAGTAGACCTTGCCGCTTTCCTTATCCCATAACTCACATATCTTAGCGCGTGTATGCTCTTTGCTAGACTGACCGTAGGAAGTTAGTGTCTGTGGGCCGCTGTCCAAAGGTATCTTCTTTGCAGACTCCTCGCCAAAACGCTCTATAAGCGCCTCTCGCGTCATGTAAGCCCAGCGCCATACAACCGTGACCTCTTCCCATGTACGAGCTACTGAGTGACCAAAGTCCTTCCAGTGAACGTAGTCTGTAGGAGCGCATTCGTACTCGATCTCTTCATAGGTTTCTGGGGTGTCACCTTTCGTTACATCCTTTTCATCAGCGTCCTCAGTAACCTGTAGCCCATCTTCTGGCATATCACGCTCAATTAGATGCGGCTCGTAGCGTACCCATGCGACACCACGACCGCCAAGAAAGCGATCCTGCACCGCGTTCTTCATAGTCGCTCTGAAGTCTGGGTAATGCTCAATCTCGTAGTCAATAGCTCTCTGAATGATCTGTGAGGCAACACGACCTACTTGGTCATTGTCTCCAAACCTTCTCGATACGTCAGCCATAGGCAGCTTAGAATAGACTGCTGGGACTAGAGTCTGTACGTTTGACCAGAGAATATTAAACTTTGCCGTCTCGTTAGAGTTCTGGCTGCGGTTATCATCTCTGTAGCGTTTGACGATCTTTGCAGAACGAGCCTCCCACTTCTTGAACTCGTTGTCGTATGCGCCGATTACGTTCAGATATTTCTCAATTGGAGTTTCGGTCATTTTCTGTCCTGTTGTCTAAGTGCTTCAGCTATTGCTTGAGGGTCTAACATCCCGCCAACACCTACACCAGCGAGAATGTCTGCTTCATGTCTACGCATTGGGTCAAAGGCTGCAAAGCGTGAGCGCAGTTGGTTTGGAGCGACTGACATTATTTCTTTATGTAAATAACCGCTTGGTGAATAATCCATAGTTATTCCAGTTTTACCCAAGTTATTCAGAGCGTCATTAACCTCGATTGGAGTCATGTTACCCATTTCACCTAAAGCACCAGATACATTACTTCTTTTATCTTGCCCAAAGTTTGTATAAGGAACTTCTAAATTGTTTTGATCTGCAACGCGCATGGGCATGGAAACCTGTTTATTCCAGTTATCACCTAGTTTTTTATCAGTTGTTGTATAAAATCCACTTCCAAGCCACCCTTCATCAGTAGCAGAGCCAATAGATTTAGGGTCAAACTCTGAAAATCTAGCATTTGTAAAATGATAAGCATCTGTCGGATACATACCCGGAGCATTCGCCCTGTCTATATAGGTATTACCTTCTGGCAGTCCTAGTCCACCCTGCTCAACTGGTAGGGCAGCATTGCGCTGGGCTGTGTCGTGCAGTATCTCGAACTCTGTCTTAGGTCGTTGAATCATAGCGCCGCCTACACCATTGCGCTCTGGCACACTCATAGCCTGAGCATCGCCATATCTTACAATCTGATCTTTTACTGGCACATCAAACATACTGGGCGGGTATGAGGCTGCACGCTCTGCGGCTGTCATGTTCATGCGAGATTGGGTTAGGCGGGCTTCGGCTTCTCCGGCTAGGCGGCGGTAATCTTTATTTGCAGCCTCAAGCGCACCCAATCCATCACGCCCCTCAATCGCTTGAATTTGTTTGACAATGCCACTTCGAGCATTCATTAGTTCATCATATTGTGGTGTGCCGGAAGCAGCGCGCATTTGCTGGTTAATGTCTGTTACCTGTGCGTCTAAGTCTTTTAGCTTATTTTGATAGCCGCGCATAAACATATCAGGACTCCCACCAGTTGCAAATCCCTCTTGCCGCTGGATGGAATGTTGAAGTTCGTGGAGAGGTGTACTTTCGCCCGATACATTTTTACCAAGCATGATGCCCTCATTGCCGTACATATCAGTTCCGTATGCCCCCCCTGATTTTCCTCTAAACTCTAACGGAATCTTACTTGTATTTTGGTACGCATCATACAGCGATGGATGCCGCATTACGTCACCCATATTTGTACCTTGCCTACCAGCAACCCTCTCTACCGTTCCGACTCCTCGAATAGTTGCTGGGCTATCATCAATCTCAAACCTCGGCTTGCCATCAGCACTACCAAAGAACCACTTTGTCTTAGCATGAATTACCTCATCAGGAACTCCGGCTGCCTTCATATCCTTTGCTACCTTGAGAGCTTGTTTGTCTGCTGTCTTAGCTCCTTCCCCCGCAAACATACGCATTCTAGGGTCAATCACATTCCTACCAAGTAGGCCAGTTTTGTTCTGTACCTGTTCAGCTATAGTTTTTAGAGCAGCTTCACCACCTTTTTGTATAAAAGGCCGCATTGCCCCGCCTAACGCAACAGTATCAACCACTTCTGGTCTTAGCGTTGTAGTCTGTCCTCTGCCTGTAGTTATGCGCCCACCGTAGCTTAGATCGTCTAGCAGTCTGTTAACGTTCCTTAGCGGCAGCAGATCACCACCACGCATACCGCCAAATAATGGATCGCGCTCAGGTACTACATATCTGTCGGCTTGATCTGATAAATAGCCAGCAGCGTCAGCAACAGCGCCAAGAAACCTATTACGAGGCTGTTGAGTTACTGAGTCTTGCCTAGCTAAGGCTTTGGCTAGTTCTTTAGCGGAGGGCATTTTTTCTAGCCATCATTCTAGCTCTAGCTTGTTCTGCGAAGGTGTCCAGTGACGGTTCTACTGCTGGTGCGCCAATTAATCTAGCTTTAGCCTGTTCACCGTATGCGTCCATTGCTTGGTATGCAGGGTTAGTTGCAGATAGAGCAGCAGACTGCTGTGGCGTAATCTCAACGCCATTGACCGTCTCACTCAACAAAGTACGCTTTGGCGTATAGGTCTGTAGTCCAGCAGCTAGTTGTTTAGGACTAGGCATTATGCTGAGAATATGCCTACAGCCATAACCTCAACACCTGCTCCTGTCGTTACTTTCCATGCACCAGTAGTAGATGCAGCGTTGATCTCGATATTGTAGACATTGATACCTGTGCCGCATGATGCAGGTAGCACTGTATGGGTCAATATGCCTACGCCTGTTCCGTCTACCAGAACTACATTGCCTGTAGCAGCGGTGGTGACTGTACATATTAGTCTGTGGATGTAGTCACCGATTGCGCCTGTGCCGCCTA